GCGCTGTACCGTCTTGGCAATCGCGCCGGAGTTGGAAGAGAACTCGGTGAGCGTCCAATCAAGACCACCGCCTGAGAGGATCGCCCCGGTGCCGGAGAGGATGTGAATGCGGTTGCGCGATGTGATGGCTAAAACGCCGCCTGTCTCCACCGACAACCCGGTGACATTATCTCCCACGCCAAGCTCGGTCGCGCCAAGAATGGCATCCCAGGTGTGAGGCTCGCCTGCGGCTGAGTGCTGAACGCTGCCGCCTGGGAAAGACAGGAACAGAAAATTTTTAAACGCGGCCACATGGTCGGGAAGGTCCAGTGTCATGCCGGTGTGGATCTTTGCGAAATGCGTCCCGTCAAACTCCCATGCGTTGTCAACCGCACTCACCCCGTAGATTCTTTTGGTGGAACTGGTCGCGTAGAAGTTGAACTCGGCAAACTCGTAATCGCCACCAGGGGCCAGGGTGTTTGTTGTTTCCGTGCCATTAGCAGCCGCCTTGGTCACGCCGCCGACCTGGATGTTTTCGTTGTCTTGGAATTCGCCCGTGTGCGTAATGGCCGTGATGTAGCCGGCGGCGTCGTTGGTGGACCAGTCGCCCGAGGTGACGTTGATCCAGCCGACCGTTGCGGCGGCAAGAGAGGTCATCCCAACGATCTCGTCTCCCTCGAAAATCTGCCCGCTGCCGGCGTCAAACGCCAGCTCAATTCCGAGATCAAGTGCCGTCCATCCGCCCGCAGACTCAACATGTAAAACCCCCTGCGTCCCTGCGGCGTTGTCGCGAATGGCGTAGCGTTTATCGTCGTAGATGAAGACTCCGCGCACCGGGCCGGAACCCGGAACACCTGCTGGTGTCTCTGATCCATCGACCAGTGTATATCCGTCAATACGACGGTATCCTCCCTGTGGTGGGATCTCGTAGTTTGTCGCAAACAGGCACGAGCCTGCCGGACGACTCATGGGAGCCGCTTCGGTCAGGATGCCGCCTTCAAATTTGATGGCTTCGGACTTCATTGAGGAATCACCCGCGTGGGAATGGCCTGAGCTTGAGCCCTGAACTGCTGCCCTGGAAGGCTGTGTGCCTCAAGGCTGTTCAGGACCGTGGCAAACTCCGCCCCATAAACCTGATACTGGTCAAAAACCTGTTCTTCTTCGACAAAAAACATCTTGGCGCGCACGATGACAATGCGCCGGTACTGCTCTGGAATCACAGACTCGTCCGTATTGGCGCTCATCTCAACCGGCGCTTTCCAGTAGTCTGCGGACAGAGTGTGGGCTTTGTCCGGGGGCGGGTAGAGGCGCACCTTGCCGTTGGGCAGGATGGTGAATTTAACCGGCGTTGCCTGCTCACGAAGTGTGATGTTGTCGCGCTCAGATTTGTAGCTGTCCGGGTAGAGTCCCATCGCATCGACCGTGCCGCGATCAATGACAAACGACTCAAGATCCCAGAAAGAAAGGTCAGTCGGGGCGTCGTAGGTGTCCGTCCCTACGGTCAGGGCTTGCGTCCACTGGTCCCAGAGAAAGTTCCAGTCGGCATGGAGGCGCTGGACGAAAAGATCCGCCTCGCGCACCCAATCGACAATCATCTGGTTCTGCCCGGTCTGTCCGGCAACGCTTGTCGGGCCGGTGCCGGAAATGCCGAGTTCCTGTCGGGTGGCTTGACACAGTTCGAGAAAATTCACAGTGACTCCAGATAGTCAATCGCATCCTGCTTGTTGGTCCACTTGCCGCCCTTCTCTTTGACAAGGGCTTGCAGCGTCCGCCAGTCCAGGTCGCGGTATTCGCCTTTTTGCCCGTCATCTTGATCCTTTTCGATACGCTGGCCATTGATGTCGTAATAGACGCCATTTTGCTTGTAGCGGGCGATTGTCTGTCCGTGGACGGTCGAAAAAGGCTTGTCTTTATCGAGCATGACATTTTCCCGTAAAGTCGGGGGAGGCATAACCTCCCCCTGTTGTTTACTTGATGGTGAACTTGCCGACTTTTTTCCCATCGCACTTGGGGCGCTGCCCCTGGCCTTCGCCGCGAGTGGTCTTCTGGTCGATGGACTGCTTGAAGGACACGCCTTCTTTGAGGCTTCCGCCGCTTTCGTTTTTCATGGTTTTGCTCCTTTTAGAACCAGGCGATAGTGATGTGTACGGTGCCGATTCCGGCAGGTGTGCCGCCGGTCGGGGCGACACAGGCAACCTCTATCTGCGTGTTGGTGACATCGGCGGAAATGATCGCGTCGGTGTCGTCCTGCGTGTTGTAGTAGTCGGTCGCTGCGGCGGTGCCCATGTTGAGTTCAGCGTATGCGTCCGCGTCGGTGGTGGTGCCAAGTCGCACGTAGCCTGGAGTAGTGGTCGCGGTAAAAGTCTCCGTGACTGCCACGCCGACATCGAGGATGCGGCCATGCTCAAAGCCGGAAGGGGCCTTGACAGCGAAGCTTCCCCCGCCGGCGCCGAAATCAACGGCGGGCAGGGTGTAGGTCAAAACGGTTGGATTATCGTATGCCATCTGTCGTTACTCCTTGGAAGGCAGGGGAGGGGTTGCCTCCCCCGTTAATTGTTAAGAGGCGCTGCCCCATTTAACGATGCGAGAGTTGTCGGCGTCGGTATGCACCAGGCCGTAGCCGAGCAGCGCGTACCAGGCGATACCCTTAGATCGCCCGAAGTCGGTGGGGATCTTGCCACGGATCTCTTCGGGGATGGCAATGGCTTCCGCCACGGTGTCCTCACCGAAGAAAAACGCCCAATCCGACTTGGCGTTGGTCCATGAGGACTTAGCGACGTTGGTCTGCTCAACGAAACGTACGCCCTCGTAGCGGCCAATCTCGCCGTTGACGATCTGCCGCCAGCCCTGATCGACATACTGATGAACGCTCTCAAGGTCGTTCTTCAGGCTGCGATAGGTGGTCGGCCAGGCAATCGCCATGTAGTCTCCACCTCTGAATGCGGGGATGTTGCGCTCTTTCATAATGTCCACAATCGCCTTGATGTGGTCTTTGCCCATAGCCACGTTGTTGGTGCCAGGGGCGGTGCCGTCGGTGTTCAGGTCAACCGCCGTGGTCGAGGTGCCCAAGGTCGGGGTTACAACCAGTTTGGTTGCGTCGAACTGGTCAAACGCGGCCCGGTCAAGTGCCTTGGTCGCATCGTTTTTCAGCACCTTGCGAATGACTTCTTCGACCGGATGCTTGGAGAGGTTGTCGAGCTTCGAGTTAAAGGGCACGCTGTTACCGAACTCGGTGATGGTCAGCGACCCTTGAGTGATGGTGAAATTGGTCTCGGGCATATCCTGGTTCTCCACCAGGGTCGTGCCTTGGGTTGCCACATCTGAATAGACGTTCCAATGGAACTGATCGCCCGCGTTGAGACCCTTGTCGGTTGCGTCTTTCGCGTCGCAGTGCTGGCGGAAGCGCTCCATCGGTTGGAGTTCCATGCGTAGGGTATTGGACAGCTCGTCACTGTACATATCTTTCTGTTACTTGATGACCTACGGTGTCTTGTAGGCGGGGTGGTCATCTCTGCCACCCTCTGCATGTCTCCATGCAGAGCAGACTTTCTCTTCACCCTAAATGGGTGCCTCACGTAAAGTCGTTGAGGATCGCCTCGACAAGATGTCTGTTGTGTCCAGGACGCTTGACAAAACGCTTGTAAAAATCAACAACGATCTCGCAGTCCCCCTTATCAAGAGGTGTGCGCCTGTTACCGTTGCTTAGCTCTATTTTCTCAAGCCTTCTTGCAAGGTACTGAATGATGAGAGAGACCCGTTGTCTCTTCTCTCCATACATCCATGGGTGAATTAGCTTCGATAAGAGATAAGCGTCTTTCAGGTTTTTTACTGCCACGGAAATCATCGGCTTTGTTTTATCGCCATACTTCTTGCCATTCGCCAAGTCAATAGGCTTTTGTGCCCGCTCTGACACATAGTGGCTAAGCCCAAGTCTTTGTAGAATGTCAACAACTTTCATGACTATTCCGCCATCCGTGTTGTAAAACTTTATCTCTGTACCGATTTTTGGCTTTGAGTGCTTCTCGTCTCTTACGTAGCAAGAAAGAGAAACTGTTCCGTCGCACTCAATAATTCCAGCAAGCCAAGCAATTTCACCTTCTGTCGGGATTTCCTGCTGATTGTCTTTTTGGTTTGACACTATTTTCACCTCGGTAGTAAGTGCCTTTTAAAGAGTTTCCAGCATATAGTGAGGTTTAACGCGGGCATATGGTGGTTTACCCGCCTAAGTTGTTAGTGCCCCACAGTTGTCCGGCCATTGTTCTTCTCCTTTATTGGCGTCTGGCCCTCATCTCTGCCACGATCTCCGCCTTGGTCTTTGGTTTGGTTTTTGGTTGTCCGGGGTCGCGTGCGTGCGCCCCTTCCACGGTGTCAAGTTTGCGTTTGATGTCTTTGCGCTGCTCAAGCACGTTGTCTTTTGGCTGCGGCATCAGTGCGCGGGCCTTTTTCGCGGCCTCGGTAATAATCTTGCGCGGCCCCCACTCCGGGTGCTGGCGCATAAGGATGTCGGTTTGGATGTTGGCGAACTCGTGTAGGTCCGGGTTCTGGGCGACGTCTGAATACTCGCGCTCGTACTCGTCGCGGGCCTCGATCAGTTCAGACTGAAAACGCTGCTGTTTATCCTCTTCGCGGATTCGGCGGTAGGTGCGCTCGGCAATCTCGTTTGGGTCAACCTGCGGGGCGTCCGGCTTATTGGCCCGCTGCTGTACCTCAATGAGCTTTGCTAGGGCTTCCGTCGCGTCGTCCTCGTCGCCTGAGTACATGGCGGAAATAATTTTGCGCGCTTCCTCTTTAGCTTCGTCGCTGCCCTGTTTTTCAAGTTTCTGGGCGAGGTCTTTTTCCTGCTGTGCGCGTGACTGCTGGGCCTGCTCCTCGATCTGACGGATAGCCTGCTCACGCTGCTCAAGCTGCCGCGCCCGCTCTTCGAGTTCCTTGCTGCGAGTTGAGGCTTCGGACAGTCTTTTGTCGGCGGCGAGTTCTTTTTGTAGGGCTTTTATGCCCGCATCGAGAACTTCATCTCTTTTCTTGCGCTGCTCTTGTCCGTCGATCTTGAGTGTCAGGTAATCGTCGTCCTCTTCAGGGTCTTCTTTTAAGTTCTCTTCCGGTTCGCCTTCATCCTCCGGCTCTTTGCCGACTTCCTGCTCGCGCTGCTCGCGTGCCTTGCGCTTGATCTCCTCCATCATCTGGTCCCGTGGGGATACAGGCTTGGAGGGTTTCTCCTGCACTTCTTCTTCCTGTACTTCTTCCTGCTCGGTCACGCCTTCTTCGGTAGTGACGTCTTCCATGCTCTTGCTCCGTTAGTTGAGGCTTTCGAGGTATTGCTGGTAGGCAAGTTCTGCCGCCTGCAGCGCCTCTTCAAGCCATGCCTTGAATTTACGACTGCGGTTGATATCACTTTGCAGTCGCATGATGGTTGCGCTATCGGTCGGATCGGCCACTGAGAGTTTGTCCAGCGCCGACTCTGCTTCCTGCTCTGCGTAGTTAATAAGGTATTTCCCCAGGGCGGAGTTCATAAACTTCGTGACCTCTTCGCCCAAATGAATCACTTCAACCGTTTCCTGGTCGATATCGCTCATATCCCCTGCCTGCCTGTTCGGGCCTTGAACGCCAGTTCGTTTTGGTGATTCATCGCCTTCACACCTTCAATGTCACGCTGCGACGCCATTTTTTGCGCTTCGAGGATGCTCTTACGGTCGATCTCTTCCATCTTCTGTTGCAACTGCGCGATGGTAAGCCCTTCTTTCTGCGCCAGTTCTGCAATCTTCAGTTCCCGGTCAATCTGCGTCTTGACCTGGAACTTCTCGCGCTCAAGCTCAAGCTTCTGCTGCTCGATATGCATCTTGGCCTGTGCTTCGGCCTGGTTCGATTCGAGCGCGGCCTGCATCTGCCGGAGCTGCTCTGCCATCTGCATTAAGCGCGGGTCTTGTTCCTCACCCATCTCGAAGAAGCGTTGCCCGTCTCGGTAGCCCAGAGCTCCGAAGACTTCAGAAATAACCTCATCCGTCTTGATCTGTTGCATGGCCTGCGGCAGGAAATTTCCGATGGTATTTAGGCCCATCGTCAACTTTTCAACGCGCTTATGCGGGCTTGTGGCACCGAAACCTACGGCCACGCGCACGCTGATGGGGGAGTTGAGCAATTCAATGACCTGCTCCGGCTCCATCTGCGCCGAGGCGATATTCAGGACCACCGGGTCCGTCTCGTAGTGTCGCTCAAGATCGAGTAGCTGCCGCAACACAGGCTCCACCCAGGTTTCGGTAAAGACGCGAAGCTGATACTCGGTGACCGTGTTTGAATCCTGAGAGAGAAGAGACATCCCGCCCACGGTTTCATTCAGTGCGCGGTTGGTCTGCACGCTGCCGGGAGAAAAAGAGCCGGTCAACTCGTCATAGTCCA